AACTGTTCATTCAATCCACCCGACTTTTTAATATCTGAAAGGATTCTTTTTGCTGTTGGTTGATCAACAGTTCCCTTTGCGTTCTCACATTTATTACCAATCTGCTCAAGAATCAACTGCAAGTAACCAAGTGTCTGTGCGTTAGTAGATCCACCGCCACATTGCTTAGCAGTCTTTGATAATACTTTTTGGAATACTGCTACAGACTTATCAATACCTGCAGATGTCAACTGATATGACTTGCCCCATTTCATAGAGCATTTGTATGTCTTACCACCTGACTTAAACATAATGTCTGTCTTTGGTTCTTCTCCACCACCAGACATCTTTTGGAATGATTGATAATATTTCTGTCTTGCTTCTATATTATTACCAGTAGGTGCCATAGACTCAACAATTCTATCCGCAGCAGATCTTATGTCATTTGGGATGCCACTAATACGTCCTGAGGCATCCTCAAAATCTTTCTGATTCTGCGAACTCTTATTAATAATACGACTCGTTGCCGAGTACATCACAGCGTGTTCAAATTGCAATCCCTTGTTTGCCATTGCGCTATACTTTTTCAAGTATTTATGAAACCCAATCTGGTTTACGTTCTGGCAGACGGAGATAGTTATCTTTGACCCAAGGTTTTGAAGCGATATACCTTTTATATGCTGTGAATGTGTCTATCGACTGGTCGTGTTTGAACTCGTCGAACATTGCTCTGACGAATGGAGTAGGATGTTTCCCACTACGACCCGTAGGATCACCTGTAGGAAAGATTTTACTAGCGTGTTCAATGGTGGATTGACAAGAGTGGATTTTGCCATAGCGTAATGTGTATTCGTTGCACAGTGCAAGACCGTGAGTGATTAACCATCGCCAGTTGAGCACAAAACTGTTTGCCCATACTGTACAGGGATGATTACGAAAGGCACCCTTGTCTGTTTTGTAAGGAGTACCGTCAAGTTTTGGTAGGTCACCGAAACCGTGACCCCACTTTTCTGATGCAACAATAGAAAGCATCTGACAGGTTTCAAGTGGCATTTTGACAATGTGCTTGTCAGGTAGAACTCTGGCAGATGCTATTGGATCAGGATCAGTAACGAAGATATTCATAAACCTGATTATGTAATGGTGTGGTGGGAGGTAGGAATACATTATACCTACAAGTTATGGGAATCGCTAGTGCGAAAATTAGTACATAACAACAACAGTCGCCCTGGTAAGGACTTCTCCGAAGAGCGGGCACCACCCCTGACTGTTTACATTACCCCGCCTAATTCCAACAGGGTTATTCAGTCACTCCCGTGTCGGTTGATCGGTCCGACTCCTATAATATAACCGACTTACTTTCTTTTGTCAACCCCGAATCTCTTATCCATTTTTAGTTTGAGATAATACATCCCAAGAATCCATAGAGAGAAAAGAAATCCCTCTCCATATGACATAGAGTTCCAAGCACTGACTGCTCCACCGAGCATAGCAAGTGTTGTCTTTGCTGCAAGCATTTCTGTACCCATTATCTGTCCCCCTTCTTACGTTTTTCAGACCTGACAACAGTAAACTCACCCTCAGGATAACGTGTGGTCAGTTTAACTGTGTTACGGAAGATAACTTCATCGATTCCTACACCAAGTGCCATACACGCTTGGGCGACATACCACATAACATCACCAAGTTCAATGATGAGATGCTCTTTGTTGTCATCATTCCAGGGTTTGCCTTGGAACTTAAGTTTCTTGACAATCTCCATAAACTCACCACCCTCAGCAACAAGACCAGAGGCAGCAGTGTCAAGACGTTCGATGTCACATCCCTCTCCCTTGAGAGTTTCGTAGCGTTCCATCAGTGTGTCAAAATCTTTTGACTCTTTACTAGTAGTTTGATTTACAAACTTCAGATAGTTAGCAAGATCGACTGTGAATGGTTCTTTCTTCTTAGAATTCTTGTTACGCTTTTCGTAAACTTCTTTGCCTTTGAATCCCTGTGGTCCCTTAAATTCTTTAGGGATACGATCAGCAGGGTTGTCCATAGATTCGGGTTCTGTGTTCACAGATTCCCGAAACTCTGCTTTGTCCTCAGTCATAATTAAATTTTGAAATCGTTAAAGTTTTGTTTAGAGAAGGTTAGGATGTCAGATGCATCAATCGTTTCTTCTTGTCCAGAGTCCACGATCTTCTTTTGTTCTTCACAATCATACAGACGCATCTTCGCTCTGTCAATACCCACAACAAATCGTTTGTTTACTGTGGGATCATTGTATCTATTCTTGAGTTGCTTCACCATAATTTGATTCAACTCTTCCATCTCATCAGTAGAGATTAGAGCAACCATAAAGTCTGCAGTAGCAGGGAGTCCAAATGACTCCGAAGTATCTGTCAGGTCAACATCAGAATTGCCATAACCACTACGAGTAGTTTGAGTAGCGGATACGATAGGGACATTATGTTCACCTGCAAGTCCACGTAGTTCTTCAGCAATGGATTTAACAAATGTGTATGAGTTAACTATAGCACCTTTGTATCGTGACGAACTGCAAATGTTAAGGTAGTCAACATAAATGATGTCTGGTACAAATGCTTTCTTGATAGAAAGTTCTTGCAACAATGCCTTGAAGTGTCCTACGTGTGCTGATGCAGTAGGATATTCCTTGATCAAGAGACGACCCTGTGTTTTGTTTTGAACCTTTTCGATCTTAGAATCGAACATTGGTTTAGGTAGTGTCTCTAGTTTCTGAACTGGAATGTTCATCAAGTTAGCGTCAATACGCTCAGCAATCTTTTCTTCTGCCATCTCCAACGTGATGTATAGCACGTTATATCCTGCAGCAAGATTAGCAGCAGCACAGTGACACATAAACAAACTCTTACCAACACCTGTACCTGCAAGTGCTACGTTCAATGTCTTCTTAGATAGACCACCCTTGGTAACTTTATTGAGTAATTCAATATCAAAAGGAATCTTTTCTTCTACCCTATGGTAAAACTGATACCGTTGATCAGCATCATCAAGGTAGTCGTGCCCAACAGAATTATCAAAACTAACGGATAAAGCATTTGAGAGAATAGAAGGGATAGCATCACGTCCCATTGTCTCAGAATTACCGTCAGCAATCTGGATAGACTCTAGGAGTGCATTGTAGATAGCACGATCACGACACCACTTCTCTGAGGTGTGTACCAACCAGTCAATTTCGTGTGGTTCTTCAGTAGCAAGATCGAGTGTTTGTTTTACTTCAGTGAACGTAGTTTCATTTAGATCACTACGTGACTCAATCTCAATACGCAATGCTTCCTTTGTAGGAAGATTATCATACTGAGTAAAATATGAAGAGAGTTCCTCAAAGATTACCTTATTATTATAGTTTTCAAAGTAATCTGTTTTGATATGAGGAAGAGTTTTCCTAGTGAAGTCTGTATTATGCAGCAAAGATGCAACAACTAGATCTTCTACAGAATTAGACATAATGAATGTAAGTTCCCGCGATGTATTTTGCGTTAGAGATTGCAGGTAATCCTGCGTGAGGGTAAGTCCACGTGGGAGGGAACACCAATAGTCTACCACACTTAGGAGTAACTTTCATATGTTTGAATTCAGTTTCTCCACCCTCTTCCACATCATTTAGATACCAGAACAGTACGAGCATTCTCTTAGCAGACTCGTGGTCACCCACATCAACGTGCCATTTGAATTGATCATCTGTATCTGGTTTGTATCTCTTGATTCTAAACTGTTCAAGTGATGTCCTTTGTGGAAAGTATTGCCTGCAGTCACAGTCATCCATATATTTTTGGATGTGATCGTGTGCAGACTTGATGAATTCTGACTGGATAATATCCCAGTCTTTGTTCTCAGTTTTTTCTATGCACTCAGTGATATTGAACTGTGCAAACGTAGGACGACCGTCTCTATCCCAGACATCGAGTTCTTCTTCCTCGAATAATCTGATTGCATTAGTACAGACTTCCTTAGGTAAGGCATTATCATAGACCTTAATAAAATTATTAGGATCCATATGCGAACTCCTGTTTCGCTGCCTCCTCAAGTTTTGCCATTATTTCTTCTGTGAAATATTTCTCAGGAGAGGCAAGAACCACAGAAGGAAAAGCGGTAGATTCACCAACCACAACCCTATTCCCCCTCCGTTCGAAGACTCCATACTTCTCACCCAGTTCCAATAGTCCATAATATTTGTCCAATCCCCTTGCGTCATAGAATAACCTCGTTTCTACTTTTGAATTTTCTTTCGTGAAGCGTGACTTTGCAGTCGTACACTTAATAATATTACCAACGATCTCCTTCTTGGAGTCACGTTCCTTAGATTTACTCAGGAAAATAATTGTGCTTGCAGCATACTTAAGACCTGATCCTCCACCCATTTCTTTGGTTGGAACATACGCACCTACTACATCATATGTATGGTTGGTGACGATCAGAGGTACATTACAGCGACCAAGTTCCAGAGTCAGCACACGGAAGATTGCTTTCACAACCTGTGCACGTGTCATATCTCTAGTCTCTTTACCTTCCTCACTATCAGATACTTCTTTACTAGTGGAAAGCATACCAAGTGAGTCAAGACAGAACATCATAGGTTTACGATCTGACTCATCCATCTTGGAATAGTTCTTCAGAGTCTTGAGTGCCTGTGTTCTGAACTCCTGCACAGTCGTGACAGGTACAACAGCGACACGATTAGCATCGATGCCTCTGCTCTCTAGCATATCTTTGGAGACAGCAGATTCAGATTCAAAGTATAGTACAATACCGTCAGGATTAGACTCCAAGAAACTGCGAACGACACTAAGAGTAAAAAAAGTTTTCCCAGTGCTGCTCTCTCCTGCAATAGCGGTGATCTTGTTTGAAGGCAAACCTCCATAAATCGAACCACTAACAAGGGCATTGAAAATATAAGACCCAGTGTCAACAAAAGAAGACACATCACCTGCAGCAACCCCGTCGCTAACAACTGAAGCGTAGTCATTGCCGATGTCTTTAATAATGTCTTTTAGAAAGGATGTAGTCATAGGAAAAATTCGTCTAGGTTAGCAATCTTCTCTGCTTTCCAGTTGATAGTATCCATAATAACCTGTAGTGGGTCAAGGAAACTCTTCTGGAATTGTAGGTCATAATCTATGGACTTGTCAAGACCAAATTCTTTCGGCAGAGTCTGAAAGAAACTTACAACGTTCTCTTGGATTTTGTTTGGGGTCTTCAAGTAGAGGAACTTGACCTTCTCACCCTCTTGAATCAGAGGAAACTTGTGAGATAGTTTGTTCTTCTTGATATAGAAATTGTATAGGAGTGCTCCTCTCACGTGGATAGGAGTTCCCTTTGAGTATATTGTAGCAGGATTTGAGAACTTTGACAGACCATTACATCCACGTGGGAATGCAATCTCTTCTGCTGATAGTTTCTCGAACTTGTCTCTGAAGTCTGAAATGAATTCTTGTGTATCCTCTTCGGTACCATTCATAATCACCTTCATAGCATCCTTAATTGCTGTCCTGCAGGCAGCAGGTGTGGATGATTTAACTGCCTCAATACCCATCATCTTAAGTTTAGGGTCAGCAAACCTGACTCCTTCGATGTCATAGGCATTGAGAATGTATCTTTTCTTGGCAGTCCATATACCTTTGTTGGCAATGGTCTCCCTCTTCATTTTCATTTTTTGGTCATACGCCGATACATACGTCGCGAGGTCCGCGTAAGACTTATCAATGTAGGGTTCAATCTTTTCTTGGCAGATCTTGTCAAGTATCCCCACAACTGCTGCTTTATCGCCAGACTTACTATTAAAAAATTTATCAACAAGAGGTCCAAGGTTAAGATAGATTGAGTCAGTGTCAGATGCAATGACATAATCCTCCTTTTCCGTGTTGAGTAAGTTATTTAGGTAGTCGTTCATACGATTTTCAATCCAACGGATTGAAACCTGCCCAGAAAGAGTGATTGCTTCAGCATTCGCTAGGTTATAATACCTAAAGTATTGGTTACCGATAGCACCATATGCAGAGTTCAACTGGATCTTTCGCGCCATCTGTATATTATTGAAGGCAGAAATATCATCTTGTAACTTTTTGTTACCAGTCTTCTCAAATTCTTTCTTCGCCTTGATCA